AACCTACGGAAGGTGTTCTTTCTTTCTGCTCCCATCCAATGAATTCCCTCCCTTGCTCCCATAAATGGTCTCTAATTAAAAAACTCCATAAAGATAGGTTTAATTGGATTACTGTAGAAAAATGTAGAAAATGCTCCGAGGTTCAAGAGACTAATTGGAATTTACAGCTACATGGGGGGAAGTTTGAAACCATGTTCACTCGTTCAACTGTGACCCCAGTCGATATTCTCAAAGATGAAATATAAAATATGAAAGCTATTTCCATGCCCAAAATTAAGATCTACGATAAAATGTGTCGAGTATGCAGAATTGTCAAAAGGATTAGGTATTTTTATCGTAAATGGGATTCGGCAGATGGCAAGCAATCTATGTGTATTGATTGCAATAAGAAGCAATTAGATAAATATCGTTCGCGCTCTAAGGCTTTGTACTTGAAAAGAAAATATGGTGATGGGCACGACCATGCAATAGATGGCGGCACTTGCCAGATTTGCAATGACACGTTTAAGAAACTAGTAGTCGATCACGACCATAAGACAAATGAGGTAAGAGGTTATTTATGTCGGAGATGCAACGTAATGCTAGGTATGGCATTAGACAACACACGGATACTGCTTAACGCTATCAAGTACATAGTGGCATACTATGAAAGACGGTAAGTCAGCTAGTGAATGGGTATTATGGGCTAAGAGAATCAATTGGCTAATGAGTTTGAGAAAGTGAATCGTAATCGTAAGATCTATTACTATAATTACCCAACCTCTCAGAAAATTTTTATTAAATCAACCTCTCGGAAAATTATTTCCTCTCAGAAAATTATTTTATATTTCAGGGATAAATGAAAGTTCCTTGTGGTCCGCAGATGAAGGGTGAATTGAAGAAGGACCGGAGAAGGGTGAAGTTCAAGAAGATGGGATTTAGTTTACTGAGTCGGAGGAAGCCCGGGTGGATAGAGAGGTCGCTTGACAAGGAGTTTAAAAAGAAATGAGTGATTGCATTATTTGTATGGGGGCATGTTCATGCGCGTAAGAGTTGGTGACTGTGTGGTGACGAAAGGCGAGAAGGAAGCTGTAATGCGGGTCTTGGATTCCAATCAACTGAGTCCTGGCCCGAGGGTGACGGAGTTTGAGCGGTTATTTGCTTTCGAGCATGGCGGGAAGTATGGAGTGATGGTGAACAGTGGTACGGACGCTTTGAGGATTGCCCTTGGAGCGATGAAAGAGGTTCACAGGTGGCATGACGGAGACAAGGTGCTCGTTCCGGCGCTTACGTTTGTAGCGACGTTGAACGTGGTGTTGCAAAACAATTTGAGGCCGGTGCTGGTGGATATTGACCCGTTTGATTACGGGTTTAACCGTGAACAGCTTTTTTGGGGGAATAACGCCGAAGCCAAGTGCGTGATGCCGGTGCATTTGTTCGGGAGGCCGACATCCTTGACGGGGCATATTCATCCCGGGAGTGTTTTATCGCAGGCGCGGTTGTTCAAGATAAAAGTGCTGGAGGATTCCTGCGAGTGTATGGGGATTTCGAAAGTGGCGGGCGACATTGCCTGTTATTCGATGTACGTGTGTCACTTGATTAACACGGGCGTGGGCGGCGTGGCGGTTACCAAAGACAAACGGTACGCCGAGATCATGCGATCACTCGCCAATCACGGAAGAGCCACCGATCATATTCCCGGATACAGACTCTCCAAAGACATCACGAGACGTTTTGTTTTTGACCGCATCGGATATTCGTCACGCCCGACAGAGATTGAAGCGGCGCTCGGCATTGAACAGTTGAAGCGCCTTCCCGCGTTCGTTGAAAGACGCCAACAGGTCGCTCTGCGGATGATTGAAAAGATGTCGGAGATTGACGACGTTTACCGCTATTTCCGCTTTGCCTTCAAAGAAGAAGTGCCGCTCTCGTCGTGGATGATGTTTCCCGTCGTGGTTCAGCCGTGGGCGAACATCGATAAATGGGATCTCTGCAAGTTCTTGGAGAAGAACGGCATTGAGACGCGCGAGATGTTGCCGCTCACGAACCAGCCCTGCTACAAAGAGCTGAAAATAAATCCGAAAGATTACCCGCAGGCGGATTTAGTGAACCGGAACGGCTTTTACGTCGGATGTCATCCCGGCATGACGAACCAGGACGCCGATCATATTGCCGAAACTTTTCGTCGTTACTTGCAAGATCGATGAAAAACTGTTAAATAGTCAGTAATCCCGGCAGGATTAAAGCAATCTCTTTTCCGATTTGCCCCCTGCCGGGAGCAATCGGCGCAAGCGAACCCTGAAATCCGTTTTGCTTGCGACCGTTATGCAGGACGAAGATAAAGCCCTCCGCCGTCACTTCAGATCCAAATCCCGCAACGTCGCTCGACATCGTGACAAGACCGCCGTTTCACTCCGATACGACGATTCAGGGAAACCGCTTACCGAAGAAACCTTTGACGCTAGAAAACATTTAAAGCTCCTTGATCAGAACGATTGGCGGTTCTTGGAAGCATGGAAACGCCACGACTATAATTCCGAAAAAGCCGGGCATGAGCTAAACCTCTCGGACTATTCCGTGAAAGCGCTCGTGAAGAAACTCGAGCCTTTTCGTTTGGAGGAGCTTCACGATAAGGCGCTCGCGCAGATCCCCACCTCCACGTTCATTCAGGCCAGACATGTCGAGAATTTGTACCAGCCGATAGAAAAGAAACTCTCAGACTCCGATCAGAAGTCGCTTCAGGAACTCGCCAAGATTCAGGGCGCGTACAAAAACACGAACCAGATCAACATCCAGAACAATGTGTTCCAGATGCCGAGCATGACGCCCGAACAGCAGGCAGAGCTGAAAGCTCTGGGAGATCGTTTAGCCGATGTCGTGGACGCAGAGGTCGCTCATGGCTGACGTGCGTCCATGGCTCCTCGCGCAAGGATCGCTGAAATTCTTTATGACGAAGTATCTCCACGACCCCAAGACGGGCGAACTTCTTCGGTGGCTTCCGCATTACGACGCGTGGTATCGAATCGCCTGTGATGAGAAACGCTCGAATGTGGAGTCTCCCAGAGGCCATGGCAAATCCGTATTCTGGAGTTACGCGCTTCCCTTGTGGGACGTGATCCGAGGCGGAGCGGATTTTCTGCTTGTGTCATATTCCGAAGGACAGACCGTTGAACTCTTAAGACTAATTAGAAATGAGGTGGAGTCCAATGAATTCCTTGCCCCTTTACGTCCCTCCACAAAAGAAATCTGGATGGCTGATAAACTCGGCTTTAGTGATGGAGGCATTATTCGTGGTCTTGGCTTTGGTACCTCTGCTCGCGGGTTACATCCTAAGCGAATTGTTGGCGACGATATGCTCAAAGATTCAGGCGGGATCTCGCCCGAAGAACAGGAACGGTTCTGGTTCGGAGTAGTCGCCGGGATGGCGATGCCTGAAACAAAAATCCACGCCATCGGAACGCCCATTGACTTCGACGATCTTCTCCAGAAACTCGAGAACAATCCCGTGTACTTCAACTGGAAAAAGCCCGCGCTCTTAAAAGACGGAGCGCCCATGTGCCCACAGCTTTTCACGAAAGAGAACTTGGAATTCAAGCGTCAGGAACAGGGCTCCTTACAGTTCGCAAGAGAATTTATGCTTGAACGCATTGATCCGGCGACTCAGCCCTTTAAGCGTGAGTACGAAACGCTTTACGAAGAAGCCCCCGCTCGTGAACGATACATGGTGGTGAACACCATCTGCGATCCGGCCTATACGGAGAACGACGGCGACGGCACCGCCATCATCACGATGGGCATTACCCACGGCAATCATGGATACGTGCTCATGCGGTCGCTTATCCGAAGAGAAGATCCCGGCATGATCGTGGACGAACTCTATAAGCACATTCATGCTCACGCGCCTGACAATGTAGGCATCAAGCGCCGCAAAGGCGACGCGATCTCGTTTACATTTAACGAGCGCCGCGTCCGTGACCAGATGTGGAATTTCAAGTACGTGGAAATTAAAGACACGAAATCGAAAACCGATAAATCAAGAATTGGCGGCCTTGTTCCCCGGTGGGAAGCCCGAAGTATTCACATCCACAAAGAGATGAAAGATCTGCTCAAGCAGTTCTATGAGTTCAGGCTGGACGACTCTCATCAGCACGATGACATGGTGGACGCGCTCGCGGATTGTTTTTCGCCGGACGTGGCGCGCCCGAACGCAGGGCATCAGTATGTGCCGCGTCCGGAGACGTCTCGCGTGGGGGTTCCCCTTTACGGAATCGGAAACGGAAAAAGCCGGGCCTCGGACGGACAGGTGGAAGATGTTCTCAAGAGCTGGAAAGTCGTTTCGAAAGTCGCCGCTTAAGGAGGCCGTATGTTTAAAAAAGAAGTGAAGGGTGTGACGTATCCGCACACCGTGGACAGCTCTCACGGCATTACCAAAGAGATTCCGAGAGACACAAGCACAACGCCGAACTCAAGCATTACGGAAGCCGTGAACGAGGCGGGAAACGCCGGACGGCTTAAGGTGGCGTACAACGTCGGCAAGCGCCCGGAAACGAAGTCCGTTCAATCAACGAGATAGGAGTGTTTATGGCAAAGAAAAAGAAAGGCAAGAAATCACATGGTTGCTAAAAAAAGAAAATACGTCTGGAAAAAGAGCGTGGAAGAGGCGCCTGCCGAAGAGACGGTTTCCGCGCAAGTCCCTGCGCCGCCGGTCGTGGAAGCGAAGCTCCCGATCAAAGACGCGCAGGTTCTTTGCGATTGCGGAAATCCCGCGAACCCCGGCGACCATCAGTGCTGGCGCTGTTCGCATAGGACATAAATGCAAGAGAACATTCAAGAGGGCGTGTCGCAAGGGATTCCCGGGGAAGATCCCCTTGTCGTCAAACGCAAGAACGAACTGCTCATGTACGTCCAGAGCTTCTACCGGCGAAGCTGGGATTGGCGTTCACAGCGCTTTCATTCCAAATGGGACAGGAATGACCGGGACTATAATTCCATTTACGATCCCGTCAGGGCCTCTCAGAAAGAGCCGTGGCAGGAAACGATTCATACGGGCCTCACCGTACAGAACATCGAGGTTATCCATTCTCAAATCTACAAAACGATGATGGCTCCCCGTCCCTGCGTTCAGACCCAGGCCGGTCCTGCGGGTGACAATCTACAGGCGCGGCTCATGCAGGATTGCGTGGCCGATCAGTTCCAAAAGGGCCAATTTGACGTGAGCTTTTACGATACGTCGAAAGAGGCCGTGAAGTACGGCTCCGGGTTTATGAAGATGTACTGGGAAAAAGTGGAAGATACCCGCACCCGGCGCGTTCCCGTGATGCAATCGCCTATGGATCAGATCGCGTCCATGCCTCCCGAGGCCATGACCGGACAAGTCCCGCTTCCGTCCCCGTCCATTCAGGGGTTCCAGATGCAGAATCAGGTGATCCTGATTAAAGACCAGATGTGCTACAAGTACGTCCATATCCGCGACGTGTTTCCAGAGCCGAACACGACCACATGGGATAAGCTCATCCACCGCGACAAAATCACTTATGGCGAGATTGTGAAGAATATCCGCGCGGGCGCGTTCTTTGACGTGCGGGCACAGCTTGAAAACGTGACGGAAGGCGAGAAGTTTGAATCGGATCTTTCCACCATCAAGCAGGAACTCGGATACTTCGACACGAACAGGACGCTTTCCAAATTCGAGAAGAGACATACGGTCTGGGAACTCTGGTGCCCGATTCCGCGCAAGTGGATTAAGTTTGATATCCCGGACGGCGATGACGCGGAAATCCTGGTCCCCGCCAAAGTCATGATCGCGTCCAATATGGCGCTCCTGGCGTCCGAGGAAAACTATTTATTTGACGGCGAAACGCCCATTCTCAAAATGGATTACATCCGTACGGGGCAATCCTACGGCATGGGCGTGTGCGACTTGATTGGAGACGATCAGCCGTTGTCGAACGAAATCGTGTCGAGTCGCATCGATAACTTGAATCTCATTCTCCATAAAGGCATGGCGGTGGTTGAAAACGGGCTCGTGAACCCCGAAGAGGACATGACGGTCAAGCCCGGATGGGTGCTTCGTTTTAAGCAGATGGTGGACGATGTGCGGAAGTTTTTAGTGCCGATTGAGTTCCCAGACGTGACGGCCTCAGCCTACCGGGAAAATATTGAAGTCGGACTTCGCGTTCAGGAAAAGACGGGCGCCAACAAAGTGACGCTCGGAACCTCCAGCCAAGTAACCGACACCAATCAAACGCTTGGCGGGATGGAACTCCTCAAGCAGATGTTCAATGAACGCGTGGCGGCCTTGGGGATGGTGATTGAGTCCGTGTTTCTTGTCGTGGCGGCCCGGAAAACCTACGGGAGCATATACCAGAGGTTTGCGTCCGACCCCGAAGGGCTCAAGTTTATCCTAGGCGACGACATGGTGGTGATTGGCGAGCTTCCGAACCCCATGGGCCCGGCGTACCCGCCCATCCCCCATCAGGTTCCGCGTTATATGGCGTTTGCTTTTGTGCCGCCTGAGATCGTGAACAATGCTTACATTTACAAGCCGATGGGGATTTTCTCCATGGAGAACAAGATCGTGAAATCCGCGCAGGTGATGGACATGATCAAGCTCAACATGGGGAATCCAGGCTTTGACACGCAAGCGGCAAGCAAGTATTTGGCCGTTGACATTCAAGGCATCAACGAGGCCGAGAAGTGGTTTAGAGAAGTTCCCATGATTCCTCTAGCGATGATTCCGCCAGAGCTTCTTCCCATGATTCTTCCGCCCCCTGGCGGAGGTTCCACGAACAAGAAGAACACGCCAGGGATGAAATCAGGCCCGAACGGAAACGGGGCGACGTTTGCGCCGCCCAATCCCGTCAATCGTCAGCCGGTGGCTCCATGAAGAAGATCCCGGCCATGATCCGTGAATGGTTTTCGCCCAAGGCTTTGCAGGGCTTGGACGTTCAGGACGTGCTCTCGGCGATGGCTGACCCCGTGATCCGAAAGATTTGGGTTTCAGATGTTTATGACGAATTGCAGAGGCTCAATTTGGAAGTGGACGCCCGGTTATCGAGCGGAAAAGCCTCAGACGTGACAGATTTGGCGGCAAGACGAAAAGCCTATCAGGACGTTCTCTTAGGCGTTCTCTCCGCCAGAAGACGGGTGAAGAGCCTCAATCCGCAGTCAGGGACGTTTGATCTTGACAGCGTGACGGTTCATCCCGTTTGAGACATTCAACAAAGATAGCCCACAATCCTGAGATGGACGGGCCTAGGAGATCAAAATGGGAGTAGAACTAGCGGCAGAAGATGTTCAAGACGTAAGCGTTGTTTTGTCACAGGCACAACCGCCTGAATCGGCACAACCCGCAAATCAGCCTTCTCCAGTCAAACTGGACAAGGAGACGGTTCGCGCGGCGACGATGCAAGCGGCCAGGCAGGGCATTGATCCCTTCAGCATGGTGGTAGGTGATCTGAACCAAGGACAATCCCCCCATGGGGGGCAAGCTCCTGCTCCACAGAAAACTGTACAGGCTGAAACTCCTGTAGAAGTGCCTGAAAAGTTCAAGAAACCGACTGGGGAAGTGGACGTTGAGAAGCTAAAGACTTCCACCGAGCGGCTTGATGAGGCGATTGAGAAAAAAGAACAGGCGATTAGTAAATCGATTGACGATTACGTGACGGAATACCGCACCAAAGAGGCCAAGCTGAGAAACCTGCCCAACCCTGAAAAGTTGGCGGCAAACCTTCAGACGCCACCTCCTGCGGTGGTTCCTCCTCCGGTTCCGATGGACCCGAACATGATCCGCGCCCGTATTGAACAGGACTTTGAGCGCGATAAGATCGGGACGTTATCGGACCTGGTGGATATCATGATCAAACAGCGCATGGGGTCTGAAATTGCCCCTTTACGCGAGGATCTTGAACAAGTCCGCATTGATCGACAGGACCGACAGTTGCGTTCGAACTTGAAGGATTTAGCGGACAAAGATCCAAGGATTTTAAATCCGAGGGTATTTGCCGCGATCACGGCCAAGCTCGACGCCACGCCTGAACTCTGGAACTTAAAGAACCCTCATAAAGCCGCTTGGCTGGACGTTAAGGATGAGTTGCGTCTGGGTGACGCGCCGCAAGGCGTGTCGGCACAACCCAGCAGGTCGCCAAGCCCGATTCTGGGCGGCGGCACACCACCTCCTGCCCCGTCGTCGTCAGACAGTACTGCGCTTTCGGTCGATACGCTCTTGCAGGCCGCCTCTCGTCTTGGACGTGACCCGAGGGACGTTAAATACGACCCTCAACAGGCCGCGAACATGCGCGCCGCCGCCAAAGAGCTATTCGATAGATTAGACCGTAATGCGCGTCGCTGACGTATCCGTCCGCTAAACATTTAGTGCAAAAAGGGCCTTGTCATAAACGTCTAACGACGTGACGGACTAGGCAGATAATATGGCAGATACTAATACCAGTACCACCAGCAACGATAACTTGATGGCGGCGTACTTCAGCCAGGACATGATTGCGCGTCTTGAGCCGAATACGCCGCTCATTGAGTTTGCCGTCAAAGATGACCTTCCTCTTCGCACGGGTAAAACCGCGACGTTTAACGGATGGCGTTCTTTGGACGGCGCTTCGACCTCGCTCTCAGAAGGCACCGCGAACTCGCTTCCGGCGCTTTCTTCCCGCAGAGTCGTGGCGACCATCGTGGGATACGGTCGTGGCGTAAAGCTCACGGACCTGTTCCAAATGACCTCGTTCTTCGATGCCGTCAATGGCGCGATGGATGTTTTGACGGATTCTGCGAGGAAAACCGTTGAAAAGATGTGTCAGATGGGTATTTATAAAAACAGCATCCTAAAAAATGCAAGGACAACGACGAATCTGTCGAGCTATATGTCGTCCGTCGCGTCGGCCTTCTGTGCGATCAACGGGACACACAGCGGGGATCTTCAGTTCCAGTTCCCCGCCGTATTCGGAGCTTCTGTGGCGCGGTTAAGCGCTATTGGAGCCGTTGCTCCTACCACGTCGGCGCAACTCTCGGTCTTTTCCACGCGAAAAGCCGTGACGCGCCTTCGTTCAAGAGATGCTCAGCCGATGGCGGACGGGTACTTCATTGGATACGGAACGCCTCAGTCCCTGCACGGCCTGAGACGTGACCCCACATGGGCTGTCTGGAATACTGCCCAGAACTCGAAAGAGACGATGTATCGGGGAGAAGCAGGCCGCGTTGAGAATGTTCGGTTCATCAACTCGACCATGGCTTTCCGGTACGCGGTGGCGGCGCACTCCATTAACGGCGTGTTTATCTTCGGACAGGGAGCCTTCGGCTTCACGTCCTTGGATGGCATGGTGAAAATGATGATCGCAAGAGGTCCGGATAAAGCGGACACTTGGGACCAGTTTACACCGGTAACCTACAAAGTCTACGGGGCGGCGGTGGCGTTAAATCCATCGGCGGGCTGTATTCTTTGGGTCGCAGAGAAACTCTAAACCAAGCCCCGGGGGTGTAAAAGCCCCCGGGCACAATTTAATGAACATCTCAGTGACAACGCCCGTCTTAAACGAAGTAGACCTGATTGGATATTCGATCATGGCGGCAGAACCTTATGTGGCGGAGTTCGTTTATACGCTTGACGAGGCTTCCACTGACGGCACTCAGGACATCCTCCATTACTTAAAAGAGAAGTATCTACATGAACGCCTCGTGATTATTGAAACGCCGACGTTTCATCCTTCCGATATGAGGGCGTATAACAATGCTTTCAATGTGGCGATTGACGCTTCAAAAGGAGATGTCTGTTGGTTTTTGCACCCGGACATGATTTTGACGGAAGGCGGAGCCTTGGAAGGGGAGGCTTTGGCTTGGTGGATAGACGTGACGAGTTATGCGAAGGACTTGGATACCGTGGTCACGAAAGGGAGGTGTAACCAATGGAAGAATATACACGCGAAGAAATTCGGCTTGCACTATTTCGGTGGGTATGGGTCCGAGAACGAAGATTTCTACCATTCGGCAATAACGGGGACAACGCACAAGCATTATGGGACAGACTTCTCAGAGTATCCGTTCCAAGTCTTAAAGAGTGCGTTCAAAATTAACCATTACTGTGAGACAAAGGATTACGAACGGCGCTTCGAGAAGATGAAGCTCTGTCTCAAGACGCAGAATCCAAAGATGTCGGATGAAATGATTGCTGAATTGGCGGCCAAGCATCCCCGGGTAACGCTTGAGTCGTCGAACGAGCAGTTCGGGCGATTTGCGTTTGGGCCGCGCACAGACCCCGTTCCTGATGTTTTTTTAAAGCACAAAGAGGAGTTCATGCAGTTCAAGAAAGAGGAGGCATTATCACATGGCTAATGGGTACAGAGTAAGACTGGAAAGTGCGGTATCCGATGGAACAAACATTTACACCGAAATGAAAATATCGAGTCCGACTCAGACGTTGCCTTTGGTGAGGCCGTCATTTCCTGTGGGAACGTCGGCGGCTTCGATCGTTGCTTATATGCAGAAAATGGCCGATAACGGGCCTACGCTTGCTTCGGCTATTTCCGACCTTGTCGGCTCAAATGTTTCGGGAGCCTAAAAGGGGAAAATAATGAGAAAAATAATTGGAAGTCTTGTTGTTTCATTGCTGGCGGCATACGGGTCATTTGTTTATGCAGACAGTCAGGCTACATCCTTGGGGCTTGTCCGTGTGCAGATTTCAAGCGCACCCATTGCTCTTATCAATACAACTGTTCCATTCGGGGCATTTGAGTTGATTGGTTGTACGGATTGCATTCAGAGTTCTCTCTGTATTTCTTCCGGGACGGGGACTGGCGCCTACGTTGTTTCTTCGTCGAGCCATTCGATTGGGAGCCTGGCAACCATGGTCCATTGTCGGTAGCAATATATGGCTAAAGAACCCATTCTCAGTTTCGTCATCCCGGTCTATAAGAAATCTCCCGAGACGTTTACTAAATGCCTTCATTCCCTGTTTGACCAGTCGATCAAAGACTTTGAAGTCATCTGTGTGTTTGATGGCCCTGACGCGGAGCTGGAAGCGGTAGCCAAAAGGTACAACGTGACGTCTCTTGTGATTGAGCATGGCGGGGCTTGCAAGGCCCGAAACGCGGGATTTGCGGCTTCGCGCGGTCGGTACGTGGCGCACTGGGACGCGGATTGCTTTATAAAGCCTGAAGCGGCGAAGATTTGGCTTGAAACCTTCGATCGTAATCCAGAAGCGGCTTTCGTCTATTCGGGGTATGAATTCGAAAACGAAGGCGGCGGATTTAATTCAGAGATGTTTGACGAGTATAGCCTTAAGTGCGGCAATTACATTGCTTCCATGTTTCCAGTCAAGCGGGAGTTCTTTCCGGGGTGGGACGAGTCGCTCAAGGCGGCGCAGGATTGGGATTTCTGGCTCTCTGTAGTCGAAAAAGGCGGAAAGGGCATATTTATCCGTGGGTATGGGTTTATAACGGAACTCCCAGAAAAAGACAGCATTTCGTATTCGGGATGGTCTGCGGCCAACCGAGTGGAAACGATCCGAACGGTTCGCAGAAAACACGGCATCCAAGACAAAGACATCGCTGTTTACGGCGCCGTCCATAACCTGAAAGCCCTGCATTTAGCCAAGCTCTTGGGCGGGGATACGCTTAAAGGCTCTGGCCTTCCGGCGAACACGTACAAGATGATCTTAAATCTTGGTTATAGCCAGATGGTTCGCTTTAAAGGAGTCGCCGAAGGCGCGGTCAAGATTCATTACTGGATGCCATGGGATATTGACTGTCTCTATGAGATCGCTCATCGTACCGCTAAAGAAACGATTCGCCTTGCCAATGAGGAGATCACGCACCAGTTCTGCAACGATATCGTGTCACAGAAAAGGCTCAAGGAGCTTGGGATTAAAGCAGAGATTCTGCCGCTTCCGACCGAGATTGATGATTTGGAGTCGGACCTTCCGGCGGACTTCAGGGTCTTAATTGACGTAGACAAAGCGCACGAACCGATTGTGGCGAATTTGGACAAGGACATTCCCTACATCAAGATTGACCGGCTGGAGATGGCGGCTTCGATCTCTAAATACTCGCTTCTCATCAGCTTTCATGAGAATCCTTACGCCGACGAGGGGATGAAGCGCTTTATGTTAAATGGCCGAAACATCATTTCAAACGTTCAGGCTCCCTTCTGCGGGTTCTTTGACTTAGAGCGTGGGCATACGGAGTTCCGAAAAGAGTTGATCGCGCAAATCCGCATGGCACGGAATTATCCTTTCAACAAAGAGGCGCAGGACTACTATAAGACGCTCGTTGATCCTTGTAAGTTCAAAGAACGGGTGTTGGCACTACTTCCGAAGCCTGTTTTAGAGGTGGTTGGATGAACCCTAGAGCGAGTTTTGTAATTCCGGTGTTTAACGGAGAAGCCTATCTTCGGGAGACGCTTGACTCCTGCCTCGACCAGTCCGTGAAACAGCTTGAAGTGGTTGTGGTGGACGACGCGTCTACGGACGGGACCAAGGAGCTGATTGAGTATTTCGTTAAGAAAGACTCTCGGGTTAAGCCTATTTTCCTGACGGAAAATGCTGGATCAGCGAACGCCAGAAATGTCGGAAATCGGGCGGCGCAAGGGCAATATATTTTTGTTCTTGATGGGGATGATAAAGCGACTCGGAACCGCGTGAAGGATACGATCACTTGTTTTGAGGCGAAGAATGCCGATCTTGTCTATGGAGGGTTTATCACGATTGACACGTTTGGGAACATGGAACGCAGGTTTGCCCCGCATCCGTTTACCCGGGAAGCGTCGCTTAAGTACAAGACGCACCAAATCTGTCATTCCACGGTGGCTTACCGCAAAGGGCTGACCTTAAACGTGCAGTACCGGGAAGATCATGCCAAGTACGCGATGGAGGATTTCAGCTTTATCTGGAACGCCCACGCGAAAGGGTACAGGTTTGCCTACGTCAAGAATCCATTCTGCTATTACAGGGTGATGGATAGCTCGCAATCGACCCGAAGAAACGAATCCGAGGTCGTGAAAGCGAAGGAAGAATTTGTCAAAGCACTCGAAATCTAGGCCGTTTCGCATTGCGATGATTCCGACCGCTAATGGCGGCGTGAATTACACGCGCCTCGCGGCATGGGCGTTTGAAATGCGGAAGTATCGGAACGTGGAAGCGAGCGTCCTTTACTTTCAGTACAACCTGATTCCGACGCATCCGTGGCAGAAAGACATCATTTCGGTCCCGCAGATCCGGCAGGACATTGAGTGTTTTGCCAGAGCCTCGGACGCCATGATTTGGCATCCCGTCTTTTACGATCACACCCTTGAATTCTTCAATGAGATCAGGCAGAAGTACGGGAAGCCAACTTTTATCGAGACGGACGACAATTACATTGACGTTCCTGCGTGGAACGAGGCATTTCATTCCTTTGGTCCGACCTCGGCGCATCGGTATATTGCGACGGAAGCGATGGCGTTTGCTGATGGGATGTTCGTGTCAACGCCGCACTTAAAAGAACTTTACGGGAAGTTTAACGAGAACATTCATGTCGTCGAGAATTCTCTTGATTTCAAGGGAGACAGGAAGTTTGTGGGATGGGATCAAGTCTCTGTCCGAAAGCACAAGGGGACCCGGCTTGGGTGGATTGGCGGGCGGTCGCATTTCAACGATTTGATGATGGTGGCACCTGTTTTGCGGGAGATTCTTGTCAAATACCCCGACGTGACGCTGTGCCTTGTGAATTCGGCGATCCAACCCTCTTGCAAAGCGCTCGGCATAGCGTACCCTTTTGAAGGGCTTACGAACGTGCATTATGCGGATCGGTCGGTTCCGATCAACCGTTACGCGCAGTTTGCGGCGTCTTTTGGGTTTGATATCGGCCTTGCTCCGCTCGAGGACTGCAACTTCAATCGTTCCAAGTCGAATCTACGATGGCTGGAATATTCGGCCATGAAAATTCCAACGATAGCGACTGATATCTCGCATTTCTCGCAGTCTATTCGTGACGGCCAAGACGGATTCCTCATCAAGAACAATGACTTGCAGGAGTGGAAGAACCGTTTGGAAATGCTTATTAAGAGCCAAAGCACCAGAGAAGAAGTCGGCAGGCAGGCGTACAAGCGTGTCAAGAAGGATTTCAACTTAAAGACGAACGCCGCCAAGTACGTGCGGCTTCTAAAGAAGCTGAGCGATTTCAATGTGTTTACCACCCCGGAATACGAGGCGGTTGACGAACAATCGGAGGCGGCATTATGCAGTTAACAGACATCCAAGTATTGATTGGAACCCTGACGAATGATCCGAACCATGAAAGATACAGCACGACCGATATCGGCACGGAGTTTGATAACACGTCCGACAAATGGAACGTAGAAGCCAAGATCCTGAAAGATACGGTGACGCTCACGGTGGTGGCTGGAACCCGCCAGTACGCGCTTTCAGGGCTTACGGGGACGCCGATTTCGTTTACGCGGGTTACGCACAAGGGGCTCAAGCTAAACAAGAAAGACAAGGCATGGTTTGACCTTTATTACGGCGGGACGGACTGGACGACGACGCCCGGGACGCCTGTGGACTATTTCGTGGAGGCGACGGACCCCGACTTACAGTATTTAACGGTGTTTCCTACCCCGGGTGATGGCGACGCGGGGGATAACCTTGTCTGCGAGTACATCAAGCGGCACACGTCCATGTCGGCATCTACTGACGAACCGCTTAATTCCACCCCGCTTCTTGCTCCGTACCATTGGGGCATGTGCTACGACGCGGCGGCAAGACTCTTGATGCGCGACCCCACACAGGAAAACGTGGCGAAGGTGTCGGGATACGCGCAGATCGCCAATGGCGTGATGGCGGACGTTGTTCAGGTATACAAAGCCTTTGAGAAGGAAGTTCCGATGCGCCTCAAGTCGATTACGAGGCCTGTCGGACAAGCGGTGACGGGGTGGCGCAGGGGATGGTAGACTGAAAAAGCTTCTTTTAATCGGATGTCTTTTAATACCGGGGTGGTCTTTAGCCGGAGATATTACTATTGGTTCTTTCCAAGGCCTGAACACGCAGGACCATCCTGCGGCCTTGGAAGATGGAGAGTCCCAAGACCTCTTGAACGTGGACATCATCCCCGGCGGCAAGGGCGTAAAGAAGCGGGACGGCTATGGTCTTCACAAGACTGTAGGAATCAGTACGTCGGCTATTCATGGCGGTCACTACTTTCAAGATACGTCTGGATCGGATATCCAGCTCTGGGGTGGGGACGTATACCTGAACGCCTCCGTAAACGGTGCGGCAACGGTCCAGATTGCTACTGGAACGCTCGCGGCAACGTGGCAATGTACGGACAACTCCGGTTATGCCTATTGCGTCACGTCCAGCCGAAATACGCCAGTTCGCACGAGTGGAACGACCGCCACAACGACGTATCAGACAGGAATCCCTCTTGGGACCATGATTACGAACACCCCGGACCGCCTGCTTGTCGCCGGTGTGTCCGGCGCGGAGTCTACGCTCTACTTCTCACAAGCCAACACATTCACGAATTTCACAACGGGCATCAATTCGGCTGACCCTTTCACCGAAGTCATCAATTCCCCAGGCAGTCGCATAACGCATATCCGTTACGCCTGCGGGAAGGTCTTGTGGTGGAAGGATGGGTCTTTTGGGTACTCACTAGGATCAGACCAGTTCAACCTGGAGAACGTGACGGTTTCACAGAACATTGGGACGCTCGACAACTCCTCAGACGAATACAACGGGATTGTCTATTTCAGGGGACAGGATAACCACATTTACCAATACGATTGCTCAAACGTCACGCGTCTCTCCCGCAAGATCACGCCAACCGTAGAAGGATCTGGCCGCAGGAAGGCAAACTCTTGGACGCAGACGAGTCAGACGGATTTCGATAGCGGTGTTGGCATCCTATCTGGGAGTTTTTCTACGAGCCTTTCCCCTGGGGATGTGGTTCTTTCTTCTTTTACAGCAACCGATACTATAACAGCCGACTTCGCGCAAGGAACGCTCACCAATACGACGGCTTACGCTGGCATTGGCGTAAGGCTCAGCACAAGCCCCGGAAACTTGCCAAACAATTCCATGGAGACGGCGAACGTCGGAGATGTCCTGTCTGATTGGGGCGCATATTTATTTACACGCTATGACGGAGACGGGTCCATCGGCGGGAGTGCTTGCGGAACATCATGGTCTGACTTCGTGGGTACGAATTTTGCTTATTCTCTAGCTGGCCAATCGCCTTCCGCGTCTCCGAAGATCGTGACCACCATCTATGAGCTTTTGTCTGGAACAACGCTATATACAGACACAATCAATATGAGCGGAACGGCAGATTGTTCCTTTTCTACGAGAACGATTACTGTATCTGCTTCCGATGTTGGAAAGCGCGTACAGCTTGTATTTATTTCGTCAGATACGAGCCCATCATCGGACATTGCCGTTCTTAGAACAACAAATTCGTTCGTTCTAAGCGGAGACATAAGCTATATGTATGCATGGGATACTAATGGCGGGAATCCTTATGCGGCGATTGACTGGGTAACTGGTGGAAGCAACACGATCAACTCAGGCCAATTCACGTCAAGGGTATTCAATACAGGTGTAACAAGCGCCATGGTTTACACTTCAGCCAACTGGACAGTAAACACGTCAACCCCATATCTCGAGGTGCAGACTTCTGCAAACGGAAGTAGCGGATGGACAAAAGTAACTTCCAGTACCGGTACAAACGTTTCCACGAACCAATATATACGCTACTTGTCGAGCTTTACGGTTGGCTCTAGCGATAACGCTCTATCCACACTTGATGACGTGTCATTTGTGGCTAAATCTACGGGCGGCGTATACCTGTCAGCAGTCAATAACGCCTCGGGTGTCACGGAATGGAGTACCTTCGGGGCGAACGATCAGACGGGCGGGGGAACTATCGTTTACTCCGTTCGCGCTTCGACTCAACAGTTCACTATCCAGTCTAGCACCCCGCTATGGGCCACGCAGGACAAAAACGCTACCGTGAACTACGCCACAGGCACTTATATGCAGATGCGCGGGGCCTTTACCACCACTTCGGCCACCCAAGCCTTTGCTCTTAATGATTTTAGCTTCAACTGGTTTGAAGGAAACGCCGTTGATAAAGCCTACATCAAGTATTGGAACGACTACGTGTGGGTGGCGGTGTCTAGCGGAACGGCTGGTCTGAACAACCGCATCCAACGGTGGGACATCTTAAACCAGACGTGGCTCTTGGACGACATCTCAGCCAACGGGTTCTTGGTCGATAACAACAACCTCTATTTCGGAAGCTCATCTGTCGGCAAGATTTTCAAGTACGGGTCGGGTCTTACGACGGATGATTCGTCTGACATCAACAGCTATTGGCGGTCAAAAGACTTCACAGGAGCAGACCCCTTTGTTCAGAACACATGGGACCAGCTCGACTTCATTGTGAAGCGGTCCTCCGGGACGTTCCTCGCGGTGGATTACCGCGTGAACGGATCAAGCGTCACGAACACCTATTCGATTAACCTCTACGACCCCGTTAAGACGATCCTGCACAGGGGAAACAACCTCCCGGGGAAGAACGGGACATTCTTTAACGTGCAGTTTGGGGATAACAGCTCCAATCCCCGGTACGAGGTGTTGGGGCTCAGGGCGAGGTATACACCCCTTGGATGGCGGCCGGAATGAGGTATTTACTTTTGATCTTTCTGGCTTCTTCGAGTTTTGCGGCATCCAAGTACCAGTACAAAGATCCAAAGATGGATGACGAGATTCAGAATATTTACCACGAGATTGACAGCGTTTTAAAAGGAGACGTGCGTATCAGCTCAGTAACGATAACGACGTTGACGGTAACGGGGACGATTAATATCTCATCTCTTGGGAAAGTTAAACAAGTGACGATGTGTACTGTTTCGGCGGCTTCTTCAACCGTTGTGGCAAGTTTCGTGCCGTCGAATATGACGTGTTCTGTGACTCCCACGGCGACTACAAGCAATGTTTTGATTCAGGTTAACGGTCAAGCCGCCACGAACACAAACGTCAATCGGTGCCGGTTTTCCATTTTCAGGGGGACGACGAATCTTATGGATGCGACGGAGGGGGGGACGAATCTCTTGAACAATGTCGTTACCACGACGCTGGAAGTGCCGATGTCGCTTACGTATTTGGACAGTCCTTCGTCGACGAGTTCAACGAGTTATACCCTGTATTTTAAAAGCGACGGGACAAATGCGTGTCGGTACAACAGCCTTAGCGCTACAGGCGTAATGGTACTCACAGAAATAGGATCTTAGGAGGAATTTATGGCAACACCTTGGGGTAGTGGAACAGGCGGAGGAATAGAGGCTCAGCGATGGTACGCGAACCGGGACTTTCAGGAGATTTTCGGGAGAGCGCCTTCGGAAGCGGAGTTGTCTCAATTTCAAGCGGCGTATGATTCTGGCGATATCAATAAAGCCAATGTCTCAGGCGGGCGCTCGTCCATCGCTCAATACTACCAGTCTCAGGAGAACACGCCTGATAAACAATACGCCAGACAACAGGCGGGATACGAAGCAAAAGCCCCTGAGTTTTATGGACAAATTGACAAGATGTTCCAAGGAACGCTTGGGCGTGATGCAACCGACGCAGAGCGAAAGCATTTTGGATCGTTGCTCGCATCCGGGCAAGTGGATGAGTACGGAGTTGGACAATTCCTACAAGCGCTCCCAGAGAACGTCAAAAAACAGGACACCGAATTCAGGAATCAATTAAGCGGAGAACTTCAGAAGCAGGACGCTCAGTATTACAACGAACAAATCATGCCCGGGATTCAGTCGGCGTTTGCCCAGCAGGGCCGTGACCCAAGATCATCGGGTTTTGCCAATTCGCTCGCGCTTGCCGCACAGGGTCAGAACAGGCAGAGAGAAGGGTTTCTCTCGAACCTATCGGCTCAACAGTACGGCGGAAGTCAGAATTTAGCTCAGAGGGATTATTTGAACGCTTACGGTCAATATACGGGGTTGCAGGATTATTCGCGTCAACGTTCCGCGCAACTTCAGGACGCGACGACCGGTCGAGTGAATGAGTTGCAGAACTACGCCCTTCAGAGATCGGCTTATGACGATTACTTGAGACGATATGGGAAACGGTCTAACGCGCAAGGGATCGGAAGTCTGGCAGGTGGTATTGCTGGCATGGGCGGCGCATTTTTGACAGGGAACCCCTCCGCCGCAGGAGTGGGGTATCAGATCGGCTCTGGTCTTGGCGGCGGGATAGGGAGCTTTTTCTAAGGAGAACTAACATGGCAGAACTAAGATTTAATCCCCCTGAGTGGCTCATTCAGGAATATATGAGACGAAAGCAACCTGCGGAGATTGCCAACGAAGGCATCCAACAGGGCTTGCAGACGTATGCGACGATGAATCAACAGCAGAACACGCAACGCAACGCCGCTTCTAAAAACCTTATTGATCTAATTGCCCAAGATCCTGAACTTTTAAAGACACCTTGGGGTCAGAAAATAGCACAACAAAGTGGTGCTAACTTGAGTGGATATCAACCGCCTTCTATTTCCAGTGGTACTGCTCCATCACCTCAAGTCGTGGCTCCTGAAATAGCACCACAAACTGCAGGAACAACTCCTATATCTGGTGGTTCACCCATTATTGATCATTGGAATCAAAGCTCAGAACAACCCATGTCTCAAAATCCACAGAATCCACCATTGCCTAGAACACTTTCCGAAAGCGACATTATGGGTCTGATGGGGCGCGGGAAATTAGGTAAAGCGGCTGTTGCTGATTATGCCACGGGGTTAGGCACGATCAAGACTCTTGAAGGAATGGGGAACAAGCGAATCCCTTTTGAGGACGTCACGACGACTTTTCAAGCGGCTAACGAGAATCCCATCGGTGAGAAGTTGATCTCTGATGCCAAGAAATCAGGGCTTTCGTATGTTCCTGAAGAGAAGATGAATCTTGCTCTTAGGGGTCTTGGCGTAAAGAATGCAGGGATGCGTGGTGGTGCGTTGGATTCTATGGCTCAGACGCGTGAATTATCTCTAAGAGATTCTCTTAACAAAGAAGCTCGAACCGTATTAAATCCCCTTTTCCAGACTGGCGAAGGGCGCAACCAGATGACGATTCTCAATCGAATAGGACGTGCAGAACCTCTTATTGACCAGATGCTTTCTCAGAAAAATGCAGGCGATAAGAGACAAATGCGCGAGCTGGCCGCTTCTTTAGACCGTATTATTCGTGGTGGAGGACAATCTGCTCAAAGTCAAATTGATGATTTGATGCCTGATACAGCAAGAGGAAAATTTGCTCATTGGCAAGAATGGTTCACCAATGATCCGACAGGAACCGATCAGAAGGCATTTGTCAATCGTTATGCAGAGACACTGGCCAGAGAAAGGACAGCGGTTCAGGGGCAAGTAAAGTCGATGGCGGAAAAAAATGCTCCAACACTCAGGGTTCTCAAACAGCATTATCCTCAAGATTATCAGGCACACGTCTCTAGCGTCATGGACAATCCACAACTTGTGGGTGAAGCTATTTCTGGGAACTTAACACCGGCAGAACAGGAAGAATTAGCCATTCTAGAAAAACGTTTCGGAGGAAGACCATGAGTGAGGAAGAAGATCGTGCAAGATATCGATATCTTCAGTTAAAAGCGAAGGCTCAAATTTCTATTCCACAGGAAGTGAATGCGCTAGAACAACCCGATTCTTCTATGTTAGATGTTGCTCAACAGGCTGGCAAAGAAGCCTTGATGCAACCAGGAACCTATATGCGAGATCTGGCGACTGACCCTATAACACAAGCCAAAGCATTACCTCCTTTAGCAGGAGTTGCTGGTGCTTTCATGGGCGGCCCATTCAGCATGACAAAAACACAACTTCCAGCGCGGGCTTTATCTGATGCTGCACTAGCGGCTTATGGAAGAAAAGAAGAAATCCCGTCTCCTATGGCTCATGCCGTAGAAGCGGCAACGACGGTTGGAGCAGATGTCTTAGCGATTCCTTTTGCTCATAAAGCTGTACGTGGCTCTCAAATTGGAGCAATAGAAAAAGCAGCAGGTGTCCCTCCTCCGCAAGATATTCCTAGTCTTCCACGACCGGCTGGCGCCGGCCCCGTTTCTGGGGCCATCGATGAAGCTATTGCATCTGTAAAACAAGGGGTTGATAAGTCGCCTTTATATTGGAAACAACTCAAGGATCAGATCAGCTGGTTTTATGAAAGAGGAAAAGATGCTGTTTTATCTTCTGGTGACAGGCAAAAGCTGGCATGGTTATCTGGAGAGGTTCAGAAAGGTTTAAATGTGGCTGTTCCAGGTCGAGGACTTCCAGCCAGCCAGATGGCAAATGCTATGAAAGCTCCCAATGTAATTTCAAAGATGTATGGGAAGATTCCTCCCATAGTCAGAAGAACTGTGATCCCAATAACTATTTTAGAAGAGTATATGAGACGAAGGCATTAAGAAAGGAATTAAATTATGCCCTACAAAAGTGAAAAACAGAGATCTTTCTTCCATGCCGCTGCCCAGCGTGGAGAGATTTCGAAGAAAACTGTAGCCGAATGGGACAACGCTTCCAAAGGGAAGAAACTTCCTGAGAAAGCGAAAAAAGGAAAGAAATGAATACAGGGAAAGAAGCCGTACGAAGGCTCAATATCATGGTTTCCTCGGGGACTGGAACGGGGCTCGTGGTAAGTCAATGGGATTTGGCGAGGTGGGTGAGAGTCGTCCCGGTTAACGAGTCGGACACTTTTGACGTGACGTTTAAGGATGGGGATGGGTTCATTATGGGGAAGTTTACAGGGCAGTCTGGAACTTTCTCATCGAGGCTTGAAATTAGTCTTGGAATTATGAAATCGGTCTTGATCGAGAACGCCGCGCAGGATGGCACATATATCTGTCTCTTTGATTTGCAATGACCTTTACTAAACGAATCGTATTGTCATGGAGAATATTGAGGCTTTTACCGAAGCTGGAATTTCTGGATTCCGCCATTCCAGAACTTGAAGCCATGGAGGAGATCGTCCCAAAACTTGAAGCACTTGAGAAGTTGCTTCCGAAACTCAATCAGTTTGATCGGGTGATCGCTCGGCTTGAAATGATGGAGGCGCAGTTGCCGGATGGCGACATGCTTGCTTCGATTACCTCCAAGTTTGAGTACCTGGACAGTGCCGTTAATAAAATCAAGAGCCTGGGAACAGTTCCGGTCGTTGTCCATGAAGAAACGAACGGGCATGGTCAAACGATGCAAGCCACGATGATTAAAGACCGGGAGATCGTTCATGGGTGGAACCGCATGAAACTTCTTTCCAAGTTCGCTTTGCTTGCCTCTAAGGGAAAAGAAATTGAGATGGAATGGCAACGTATTCAGCAGGACGAGCATGACGCGACGTTTGCTTTTCAGAGCGGTCGAAGCAACGAAGTGGATGTTTCCTATAAAAAAGGAATTGTGGAGGGGATTAAATGGTGCGTAAGCCGCTTCTCTTAATACTCCTCTTGGCCGGGATGGCCTATGCTGATACGGGGATGACCAGTACGATCCGGGTGACAGAGACGGACAACTCTCCCTCTTGCGTCGTGGGCCAGATCAAGTTCGGTTCCGGTCAGGTTTCTTGTTCGGGACAGACGGCTACTATTACGATTACGGGCGGCTCCGGGAGTGGCGGAAGTTCTGCACTGGAAGTACTTGCCGGTGTAGCTAGATCATCTCCCACGGCCACGATTGGTTTTCCTCCTACGCAGTTCTCGGGAAGCGTCACGGGATCAAGTATGACGGTAACGCTACTGGCTTCATCTGTCACGTTACAAGGTCAAAATGTAATCTTCAAGACAGCCACACTTCAATCCGGCGCCACGTTCTACGTTTCTAGCGGCACAGTCAATTCACTCACCATGAACTCTGGACTCGCTAACAGCAACTTCCAAATAAACAGCAATGGCTCTTTGTACTTAGCCAACTCTAACAACAACACCACAACAACGATTAACAACCCCGGAGCCGGTGGCGAACAGATGTTAAGTATCAGCGCGGCTAATGGCGTTGGCTTGAATCAGACAGGAGTAAATGGCGTTGATTTGACGCTTGCGAGCCAACGCGTGACAGGCCTAACGGCTTCGCAGGGAGTGCGGACAGATGCTTCCAAGAACTTAATAAGCGGCGGTCCCACGGCGTCAGAAATACCGGGTGGGGCGACTAGCTATATTCAACTCACAAGTGCCTTGCAATCCGGGGCCACCTTCTATGTGTCGAGTGGAACCGTCAATAGGTTAAACATTGGAACATCGATTACATGGCCGGACGGGACGGTTCAGATATCAAGTCCTTCGGCAAGTGCCTCTGTAACGCTTACTTCCTCTGGTGTTGCCTTTGGATCGCCAACCAATACCGTGACTTCGGATGTAACTGACTTTCTCTACGACTCAACGAATGATTCCGTGGTGATTGGGACAAGCACCTTGGATGGCACCTTTTCGACCGCTCCGGGTTTAAAAGTATGGGCGAAAAATGATGCTTCTCCAACCCCTTACACGATTATGAATCCGTTCAGAACAACCTACAGGCCATTCGCCTCTTATAACGGGTATGGTCCTACACTGAGCTTCCCGGACACCGCTGGATTTTCAATAGACCATAGCTCTTTCGGTGCCGTTGTCTTTAGCAATACTTATAACACGTCATCTCAGGGGACTTACCTTTTTAGAGGACTTTCTACTGGGGAATATTTATATTTATCCTCATCCTCTCAATCCGTGAGAGGACCATTCATCATCCAAACACTGACCGCTTCTCGGCCCGTTAAAACGAATTCATCCAATCAGTTTGCGTCCGGGCTTATTGATCTTGCTTCTACGAGCGACGTGACCGGGAATCTCCCTGTAACCAATTTAAACAGCGGAACATCCGCATCGGCTTCTACGTTCTGGCGCGGGGATGGGACGTGGGCGACTCCTGCCAGTGGTGGCGGTGGAGCTTCCTTGCTTGCCGTCACAACGGGAACCTCTGCTGGGTTCTCGACAGTCACGTCGAGTCCGACGGCGGTCATTAACTTTGACAACACTATTTTCTCGGTTGCTTTAACGGGAAGTGCGACGGCTTATGTGGACATCATTACGGGCGGCATTACGGCAAACGAGCTGGCGGCTGATTCCGTAGATGCCTCCGAGCTTGCATCAACGGCTATTCAGGCCGGGGATATTGAGGCGGGCGACCTCCCATCGGATGGGTATGCGTCCACATACGTGAACGTGACGGGCGATACCATGACGGGCCAGCTCACCAACACGTCGAGCGTTACAGTGACGGGTGCCGGCGGCATTGGGGTCACGTTTGGAGTCTCAGCCGCAACGGTAAGCGTTTCTGATGATGCTTATGCCGCCGGATGGAATGGAAGTACTCTTGTTCCCACAAAAAATGCTGTCTATGACAAACTCGAATCCTCCGATTGGGTGGGCCAGGCGCAACTCACCGAATCCATGAACTTTGTTCCGACGGGAGCGTGGGACTTCGGAGGAGCTACAAGTCTTGAACTACCGAATGGAACCAACCCTACCGTAGACGCGACGGGCGAGATTGCTTTTGATACGACCGACGGAACCCTTGTGGCTTTTGACGGAGTGACAGCCAACGTCGTGGGATTCTCGACACATTGCTTTTCGGTGAACATTTCTTCGGGGCTTGGCTATAACGGCTTGAGTGAGCCTGTCTGGACGGCTCCTGTGGATATGGCGGTCACGCTCACGCGGATTGAAGCCACCAGCCTTCCTTCCGGCACGACGGTGGTTTATCAGATTGACGAAGTATCCTCCGCCTTTGATTCCGCCGGAACAGACGTATTTTCGATTGCTTACAGTTCCGCGAACTACACGAAAGTGACGACGGATTCATTCGCCAATGCGGGGATTGCCGCCGGATCAACGCTCGTGGTGAATTGTCCTGCCGCCTCCGCTACGGGCGGGAGTCCAAGAAGTCTATATTTGTATGTCTGTTATAAAAGGGATCGCGAGTGAGATGGATTCTCCTGATCTTTCTTTGCGTTCCATGTTACGGCGCGACCATCTGCGAGCAAAGACTCACGCAGGATGAGATTTATGCCCGCCTGACAGACAATACAGAGATTCGTCTGACCAAGCAGACCATCCAGGCTTTCTATCAGACCACAAACGGAAATGCGGCCTCGCGCCGGGCTCAAGTCATTCAGTGGATTAAGGATCAGATCGCGGCGGCTTTTGGGCCCAGTGTAATTGATTCCACTCGCATTGAAGTGGATATTGACGCGAATCAGAATCCATCTCTTTTAAGGTTTTTAAATCAGTGAAAAGATTATTCTTTTTGATGAGTTGTCTTTCGGTTCCTACGTTTAGTCTGGCGACCGTCAAGAACTTAACGGGATTTGAGACAGGGGATACGCTCGAATTGAACTTATCTGCCGGAACCATGAGTATTCAGTCCACAACGAAACGGACAGGCGGATACGCTCTTCAAACAAATCCTACTACGACGAACACGGGGAGCGTGACTTTGAATGCTCAAGACAACGGAACCAATACGACCTATGGCGCGGGAGTTATGTACTACCGATTTTATTTCCGTTACGGGACAAAGCCCTCCGCAGGAATGGAGCCCATCTTTCGCGTGGATGCCGCCGGATCGGCATTAAAAGCGCAACTCAACATCAATTCCGGCGGGTTTATCGTTGTAGTAGATTCGGCTTCTGTGGCCATCAGTACAGGGACGACCGCACTGAGTGCCAATACCTGGTATAGGCTTGAGTTTACGTGCGGAGCAGGAGCTACTCCGCAGGCCTATGAACTAAAAATAGACGGGACATCGGAACTATCCGGAACGGCCTTTATGGGATCGGGGAATCATTCTGCTTCTTTGTTTGGAAAAACAACAAACTTTAATGGGAATACGGTCGATTTTTATTACGACGATTTTCTGGCCGATACGGCTTCATTTCCGGGCGCAGGGCAGATTGAAACAATGATTGCCGATTCGACGGGGACTTATACCACATGGTCTATTGGGGCGGGTTCTGGCGCGCAATGGGAACAAGTCGATGAAGTGCCGACGGATTCCAACACCACCTATTTACTTTCCACAAACACGGATGGGAATATCGTGAGCTTCGGGCTTGAATCGACGACTAGCGCCGGCATATCAGGAACTATTAAAGCCGTCAAGGTTGTGAACATCGTTGCAAGGAACACGACAAACGGAAGTCTTGAGTCGCATCTTAGAAGCGGAGGGACGGATTCAGCTTCTGGTGCGGGATCAACCATTGCGGGCTATCAGGTCAGAACGGGTCTTGTTCTCGAAACCGACCCCTCGGATTCCTCGGCATGGACAACCGCTGATTTGGATGCTGTTGAAATAGGGGCGGTTGAAAACAGCGGAACGGTTAAATCGCGTCTTTCCACAAGTTTTCTGTCCGTTGATTTTGCGCCATCCGTGGGCGGAAGCACTGCTCCTCCGATGGTACGACGGGTAATGGTTGTCCAATGATTCACGAAAGGGCAGACGATATTCCACAGTGGGTTAAATGGGGTCTGACGATATTCAACCGGGCTGGATTCCCAGCGATTGCCTTCGGTGTTTTGGCCTATCTTCTCTTCGTCAAGATGGAACAGCAGACAGATATGATCCATAACTTTAACGTGACGCTTTCGGAAATGAAATCAGCGATGGACGCATCCAATGAAACGAACAAGCGATTGATTGAGGCGATTTACAGGACAAGGACGCGGTGAGTGCCCGAGGACGAGTCATTACGGGCTTGTCCACTCTGCAAAGGAATATGCGAAGTCGAATGGTGCGTCCTTGACGGGATCTGGTGGGAATGTCGTCATTGTGGGATCAGGTTCAAAGATTATTCGACGGATTCACGATAAGAATAGCGTTTCGATTTTGGGGGGTCAAGGCTTTGGAGCCTAAGATGCAGGACGTGATGACGATTGAGCGCGAATGGTTTACGGACAAGTCTACGGAGGGCCGTCTCATGTTTGATGGAGTATTTTTCTGTTTTACGCTTGAGGATACATGCCGGAGACAAAAAGTTCATGGCTCGACGGCTATCCCTTCCGGACGCTATGAGATTGTTTTGGATTACTCGACACGCTTTAAGAAGATCATGCCGCATCTCTTAAACGTTCCGAAGTTTGAAGGAATCCGTATTCATAGCGGCAATACGTCCGTAGACACGGACGGCTGTATCTTGGTCGGCATGAAACGTGGGTTAGACGTGATTTATGAATCAAGACGCGCCTGTGAGCTTGTGATGAATGAAATTGAAGCGCGACTGAAGAAAGGGCCTGTCTACGTGGCGGTTGTGGGCGGCATCTCGAAAGATCAATTTGAGGCTTAATGGTTAAAGTCATCACGATTGACCGCGAAGATTGCGAGTTCCTTTCGGAGAAGTTCAGGTCGCCACGATTTAAGAATGTTCGGTTTAAGACGTGCGAATCACCGTTTCATTACTGGGTGTTGGGGTCGGCGAGTGCGAGCCGGTGTCTTTGCGGTAGATACAGGTATACGAGATGCTACGAAAAAAACAAATGGCTGATTCGTCTTATTATTGCCAAAGAGGAGGGCCTGTGAAAAAATGGCTTGTACTTGTTGTTTCCGTTTTAGGGCTATCGAACGTTTACGGAGATCCCACGCACGATAAACTGGTGGAAGCCATAAACGCGCTCTCGGGTGAAGTGATGACCCTTCAAGCCAAATTGATAGATCTTTCTCAGTCTCAGGCGAGTCTGCTTATTGCGGCGAGATCGGTTAATATCGGGCGTGCGTCTTTACTGGCGGGCGCGGTCGCATCAGGAAGTCCGGGCTCCAATGTCAGCTTTCCCATTTCGTTTGTGAAAGGGCCGGCGGGCGTAGCGGCTTTGCAATGGGATCTCGTGGTCCCGTCAAGCTTTACGGTTTTAAGTGTTACGGCGGGCCCCGTGGCGACGGCGGCGGGGAAGAGCGTTCAATATGTAATGAGTGGGAATGTGGCTCGCATTATTATCTTCGGACTTAATCAGGACGTGATCGAAACAGGCGTTGTCGCCATTGTGACCGTGCGCCCATTAGCGACAATCCCGAGAGGCACTTATCCCATCCCGGTACGCTCGCCAGTGGCTTCGAATGCGGCCGGTGGGAGTGTCCTTATTCTTGAAACGTCCGGGGCGGTGATTTTATGAAAACACTTTCGGAAGTGGTAGCGGCGTGGTTGCTCGCGCCTATCTTAAATAAACTAAACACAATGGAGGACACAATGAGCGCACTTAGCGACGCAATCGCAGTACTGCAAACAAACGTATCGGCACTAGGGACTCAGTTATCGACGGTGGCGGAGAGCTTGCTCACCGAGATTCAGGAAATTAACGCGAAGATCGAGGCGGGTTCAGTGACTCAGGCGGACTTGGATAACCTGACGGCACTTCAGGCGACTTTGGCCGGGATGTCGGCAAATGTCACGCAACTTGATACGGACATCAAGAACATCATTCCGTAGTGAACCGCATCAAACTATGGATTATTGAAAAGGGGGCTAATCGCATGATCCAAAAGCTCGAAGGATACAAGACCCATGCCGTTCAGGTCGTGGCCGTCCTCGTGGGCGTTTCATGTTTCATCTGGGGCCCGATTGACTTGGGAAGTATTCACTTGCCTAAAATCGAGTTCAAGGAGTTGCTTGAAATTCTGCAAATCGGAGGCGGCCTTTCGTTTCTGAGAATGGCCCTTAACAAAAAAACGGAGGAACCACCACAATGAAGAAATTGCTTATAGTAAGTTTAGCGAGCTTAGGGATTCTTTGTAATGTCCCTAAACTTTCCATAGCTGATGACGCGGCGTTCTTTAAGATCGGTCCTTTGTCACTAAACGTTCCCTTTAAGACAGGTATGGTTACTTATATGTATGACTTTAATGCAAATAAGAATCTTATCGGAGGGGAAACGATACTGGCGACTGTATGGGATCGTGTGGAGGGAACCCTGGGAGCCGTGACGAGCTTGGACGGACAGGGAACGCCTTTTGTGGGAGGAAATATCCTGCTTGGGAATCTGCTTGATCGGTGGGTGACGCTTCCTTCGGACATTCGGATCGGAGGATTTGGCGGATATGATTTTAACGCTGAAACTCCAATCTATGGGTTAAAGGCCAGCTATAAGCTCTGGTAGTAAATCACTGATCCAAAAAGAGAGTATACTTCTATAGATAGAATCTATGGAGTCTATTACTCTTATTACACCTCCTTCTCCATTTTTATTGGATGAGCGTGTTTTCATGTCTTTGGGGATACTCCGTATTGGGGCTGTATTGGAGGAATCCGGACACAAAATCCAGATGGTCGATTTGTCTGGAATTGAAAATTACGTTGAAGCGGTTCGATTCCATGCAGAACGAACCACCTCGGTTTCCTTCGGCTTAACGGCGACAACGCCTCAAATGCCTTCGGCTTGCAAGATCGCAAAAGCTATTCGTCAAGTGCGTCCGGATGCCAATATAATCTTTGGCGGTCCACACCCAACACTCGTATGGGCGGCTTACAAGAAAGAAAAAGCACGCGGGATACAGGGTCGTGCGACCCGGGCTGTCCTGGATTTGGAAGATCTCTTTGACGTGATTGTGGCGGGGGACGGCGAACGAGCGATCTTTAAGGCTATTGAAGATTCTCCCCCATCCAGGTGGATTGACGCTGATGATCCCAAAACAGACCTCTTTCTTACGAATGCCACACTAAACAAGCTTCCATTCCCGGCTCGCCATTTGGCGGATGTTTCGTCTTACCACTATTCGATTGAAGGCATCCCGGCCATGTCACTCATTGCGCAACTTGGGTGCCCCTTCGCGTGTGGATTCTGCGGGGGGCGGAACTCTCCCATGCTTCGGCGCATCAGGACACGAACGACACAGAACGTAGTAGACGAGATTGTCCACATGCACAAAAGTTACGGGGTTCATGGGTTCATGCTTTACGATGATGAGTTAAACGTTAATCCGCAGATGATCCCTTTAATGAACGCCATCGCGGAGGCTCAAGAAGGCTTAGGCGTTTCCTTTAAGCTCCGAGGATTCATCAAGTCCCAGCTGTTTACCGACGAACAGGCCCAGGCCATGTATCGGGCTGGATTCCGGTGGATTTTAACGGGTTTTGAATCGGGGTCTCCGCGAATTCTTCAAAACATTAATAAGAAAGCCACGCGAGAAGAAAATACGCGGTGCGTTAATATCGCTCGCCGTCATGGACTGAAAGTGAAAGCTCTTATGTCCATCGGCCATCCGGGAGAGAGTCCGTCTACGATAGCGGAAACCAAGAACTGGCTCTTAGAAAACTCTCCGGACGATTTCGATGTGACGATTATTACTCCTTATCCGGGGAGCCCCTACTACGACGATGCGGTACTTGAGAATGGGGCATGGGTTTATACATATCCGGCCACAGGAGACAAGCTCTACGCCAAGGAAGTCAATTATCTTGAAACGGCTGATTACTATAAGGGCGATCCCGATGGAGGGTATCAATCTTATGTTTGGACGGATGCCTTATCTGCGAATGACCTCGTGATTGAACGGGATACGTTGGAAAGGGATGTACGCGCCCTTCTAAAAATACCATTCAATCATGGATCGCCAGGAATACGATTTGAACATTCCATGGGTCAAACGTTGCCGCCTATGATTCTGAAAACAACACTTTAATTAGGAAATTCTTAGTGGCCCCCGTCTTTATGGCGGGCGGTCACTAGGGGTTTTCACCACCCCTTCTGCCTAAACCGTTTATAGTAAACCATCAACTATAAATCTGCTCGATGCTGTGGCCGGATCACAACGGAAAGACCTCTTGCGCCAATCGTTTTACCGCTATCTCACAGTATTTTTCTTCTATTTCAATTCCGATAGCTTTACGTCCTAAGTCTTTCCCGGACCGGAGGGTAATACCAGACCCCATAAATGGGTCGAGTACAGTCCCACCGGCCGGCGAGAAGATTTGAACGAACTTGTTATAGAGGGGTTGTGGTTTAGGGCATGGGTGGAACTCAAATTTATCTTGTTCCCATTTCTTGCGCCCTATTGCAGAACCATTTCTGCCTTCGGTGTTTGGATTAAATGTAAATACATCGGATGTATATTCCCCATAAACACCTCCTGTATGAATACCCCACATAAAAACAGGCTCCCAATGAGGAAGAACCGCAGATTTTCCGATACGTGAACCAAACGATCCGGGCTTGTTCCAAACGCCTACCCAATCCCAATCATGTAGATGTCGCAGGGCTTCGTTGCGGTGAGTGAACATCAATATCTTCCCAGCTGATCGCATTTGTGCCACGCAGGGAACAAACCAATCCCAATATCCGGTCCGGTCATCGTTGTATGAAAGTCCGTATTTAATCCCTACACCATACGGCGGATCAGTCAGCACCAGATCGACTTTGGGGAGCGACGGCAGAATATCTCTGCAATCCCCATGGTATATCGTGATCCCGTTATGATCGTAATAAGGCTTCATTCATTCCTTCCACGCCGCACAGCACCGAGATTGAAAGCGGGGCGCAACGATCAATATCGATGGTTGCCCGGTCCCCGCAAAATCATCCTGTATACATCTCTCCGGCCCTCATCTTCTTGTAGTTCCCATGCCTGATATCTTCTCTGGCTTGCAGGAATAGAATCGTACCGACAAGAATAATCACAACGGCGAGAATCATCTCTTTTCCGGTCACTTTTGTTCCTTAAAGTTTTCATATTTTGCGTAGTAGCACTTCTTGCACTCCGTAATAATCTTCCCGTCTTTATCTACGCGCCCTCCGTAGTTATCTTCTGTCAATTTTACGTCGCAAATTCCGCAAAGAGGGTTCGGCGATCGTTTCACTGTAATGTTTCTCCTTTCGTGTCTTCTGCCAAGCTGATACCATTGCTTGATGACGTGAGCGATGATCTTTTGCGCTTGCTTCTTTTGGTCTGGAACATCGGCCTTCCAAGCAAGAAATATGTTGGCGATCCTATAGGCTTGCCAATGAGCTTCGGAATCAAGGTCGAATTTCACTGATCCCCCTCTTCAAACTTACGCGCCTGATAGAGTTCTTCTTTGCGTAAGTCCCGAGCAATGACGAGTAGCGTCACGCACACGCCCAAAGCAAATCCCGAGAGGATGGCGACGATAATCATTCTTTCACCTCCGCGTCGAGAGCTTCAAAAGCATCTCTAAGTTTTTTCACAACTGCCTGTGCTTCATCTCTTGCAAAGGGGGAAATATCGTCTGCGCCATTTTCCGTGTAAATGAAAGCATCCATCGCCGCCTTCGCCACCGCTTCTAGCTTCTTACTTCTCAATGCCAACTTCTTGACATCGTTCAAAGCAGGTAATGCCATCTCTTCGCTATGAGATTCATCCAGTCCGTAACCAAGTGCGTATGTTGAGCATCCAGCAAGATTCCATAAAAGCCGTTCATTCTCTTCCTTGAGCCGGGATAGCTCGGATTCAAGCTCGTTATGCTGAACGTTCAAAGCGCGTAAGCACGTGCCGCAGAATTTCTCTTTGTGAGCGCAGACGTAGAAATCGCTCATCCTAAACCCCCTCGCTTTTTGTTTTGAGGGCGCGGATATTCGTTGCAATTATTTCTGCCGTGCCAATAATGATTTTGTGATTTGGCGAGGACCCAACCTGTTTTGCTACAGCATCTGCTTTCTTCGCCGCTTCCTCTAACGCCTCGTTGCGGTCTGCGTCCGCAAAATCGGACAGGGCTTTGGGGACGACTCGTTTTCCGCACTTCGGGCATTCCAGCCAATAATCCCCAAGAATATGTCCTCTAAAAATAACTCCTTCGGGCCTCGGCTCATCATCTCGATAGCATTCGCACTTCGGCTTGTTGGTCAATTTAATACCTCTCTGCATAGTTCTTGAATTTCCTTCAAGGTGAGCTGGCGATAGCTGGAGGCCATGCCTCTAACTGACGGAACACCAATTAAAATATCTTGCAACACACTTTTGTATCTATCGCGCTGATTCTTAATGTAATCGTGGTATTCTTTAAATTCATGGTCGGGTATATTCATTTCTCATTCACCACTTTCGATGTTCTCAACAGACGCAATAGCTCGTCAGCGTACCGCTTAAATGCCGCCGACCACGCCGCCGACTTCGCCGCCGACCACGCCGCCGACTCCGCCGCCGCCGCCGCCGCCGACCACGCCGACGCCGCCGACGCCGCCGACCACGCCGCCGCCGACTCCGCCGCCGACCACGCCGCCGACTTCGCCGACTTCGCCGCCGACCACGCCGCCGACTCCGCCGCCGACTCCGCCGCCGACCACGCCGCCGACCACGCCGCCGACTCCGCCGACTTCGCCGCCGAATCATCCCATTTACCAGAACGAATAGCGTCCTCGTTGATTTTTAAGCATCCCTGCACAGCTTCCACGACTTGCTGTTTCAGTTTGTCGTCAATCTTTAATTTAAGAACACGGTCTATATTCTCTTTTAAGATATACGCGCAAAACTTCCACTTGATAGGGTTGAGGTCAACGCCGACAGGAATAGAGATGAGGAAATCGACGGCGAATGTCTTAGCGTCCCTGTTATCCAATCCCTCAAATAGCACATCTTCAAGACGCGCCAGCCATTCTGGGATTCCAAGTTCTGTTTCGTAAGCCCTATGAGAATCGGAATGGATGGTGCATCCCACCGCGCACCCTTTCCCGTTTTCCCAATACCCGCCCTTAATAAATTCATCGGCTTTAGCGTGGGCCTCCAATCGCTCAACGTACTTCTGCTTTATCTTTTCGTCGTTATGAAATGACAGCAATGTGTTCATGGTTCTCCTTATTCATTTCTCACCTCTCGATTTGCGCCATGCTAATAAAGCATCTCCGTCGTAATGTTTCTCCATCATTTCCATTTCACAAGAATTACAAACCTTCTCGGCGGCTTCCAGACGGGCGAGTAGAGCCTTGATTAAATCGCTATCCTCTCCCAGACAAGGCTCACTACCTTCAACGTGAATCTCATAATGTTCTTTCAACCGCTTTAGCTCCTCATCCGTAAACGCCATCATTTCACCTCTTTGTTTAGGGCGGTCATAGCGACCCCGACCGCGACCGCGACTGCGACCACGACCACGACCACGACCACGACCGCGACCGCGACCACGACCCCGACCGCGACCACGACCCCGACCACGACCCCGACCCCGACCGCGACCGCGACCCCGACCACAACCCCAACCCCGACCACGACCTCGTATTTATATTTCCAAGCACCGCCGTCGTCATGTTATTTTGTCTCTTTGGGAACTTCATTTTCCCACGGGAACGCATCAACAATGGCTGTTTTATTAATCAGCATCGGTCCAACATATTCGACTTCATTGAAAACCCCTTTTGATATGCAATCGCTGAACCTGCCCGAATCAGCGACCCACGACGCATCTTTGAAGATGAGGAAATCGCCTATGATATCTTTGACAATTCCAATTTGGTGATATGTCACTGTGCGAATCAGGTATGCTTTTCCAATCTCAAACGGGCAACCACCGACAGGGATTGTGCTACTATCCGACTCCAATGCTTTTTCCAGCAATTTTTCGATTAACGTACTTTTCATTTATTTCTCCTTTTTGTTTTATGCTGACGTTTCGATTGCTTTTTTAATTGGACTATCTGATCTCGGTTTTCTTTGTATCCAAATTTCCATATTGCGCCACATAAACGGAAGTCTCTCCCAACCGTATTCTCTGAGCTTATCGGTTTGTCCTTTGGGAGTGATGAATATCTCGGCTTCGGGATGATGCTTGCGGATGAACGCCTTGATATCGTCCTCTTCGGAGTGCATGACGTAATGCCCCGCCGCTTGCGGCATGGTGAAGAAAGGCGAGGGCATGGACATGGCACAGATCAATATAGCTTCGATCATAAGACTCTACTTTTGCGTTTCCACAAAAGCAGAAACGGCAATGCTATCCACGCCAAAATGAAGGCGATCGCGTTGATGATGAACTGCTTTTTGTTCATAGAATAAGGGCTCCTGTCGTGTATTCCCATCTAAGCACGTTGCTCTTTTTATGTTCCCCGACAGGAGCCAAATAAGTCATACCGGCACAATCTCAATTTCCGTTCTCGGGTTCGGGTCTTTCCTGACCATGACGGCGTGTATTTGCATAATCTGCCGGTCGTCCACCCATAACACCCCATTTCCAGAGTCGGAACAGGCTTTGATTAAGTTGTCCAAGTCGCATCTCCCGCCACATCCATAGAAATCCACATACAAATGTAGACACGATTCGATAATCGGCATCTTAGCGGCGACGCGAGCGTAAGAGAGCGCCAGACTCAAAGCGTCCCGTTGTTTCTTGGAAGGATCGTAAAAGTTTCCATAACGGCCCCGCCTTGGTCGGCCCTGAATCACTGGCAACCCAGCTATAATCAGCTTGTAAGAGCCCTTGGGTGTACCTAAGTACGTTTTCGGGGTATTCATTGGCTGGAAGGCCCTTTTATGCGGGGTTGAAACTGCGGAAGGCGCATTCTGGCGAGTCTTTCCAAGGCCTCTGCTGTCATTTGACGTTTGTTCTTGGCTTTGATCCATTTACAGGCCGCCGGTACGTATTCGGGCTTAAACACGAATGAAGCGGCATCGTCGTAGTGATTCTTTGGCTTAAACATCTTGTTTTCTCGCTCTATTCTTGCGGCTATTCGTGTGTTTGTTAGGTACAACTCAAGCTCCGAATCGCCCCAAAGACGGATATAGCCCCGCTTTCCGGCTATTTCCATCCATTTACGTTGGTCGCCCGGATGCTCCCCCTCGCACTGGCAGGGAGCAACCTTGTACCGCTTTCCAAACATCTCTTTGAGATCAATCACTAAAAAGGTATCTCGTCTTTTTTGCTCTTGATTTCGTGGCGTTTTAAGCCTTGAGGGACGGGTTGGGACTTCATACGGACTTGAGTTTTCGTTTTCTTCTGGAGGCCAGTCCCCGTCACGGACACTTCGAGGTCATGGTTTAAGATGTCCTCGCCGTCTTTCTCAAGGCTTGAGGCGATGGCGATCAGGTCTTTAGCCACGCTCGGTCCGTAGCTCCACAAGTAGACCGTTGAATCCGTGTGGGAGTAGACGTTCGCCACAAAACGCTGAGATTTCTTCACGCCATCGTTACAATGGAAGCATCCTTCCCCTGAGCAGGACACCATCTTAGGGCCTTCAAGGGTATGCTGAAACTGCTCGGTGGGCTCCGGGTCTAAGAGGCGCACCGTTTGCGGACGACCTTCGACGACTTTCAGGAACAGGCTGTTCGTATACACTTTCATTTTCGAGTAGTTGCTCATTTCGTATCTCCTTTTGGTTTTTTTGTCGTTTTTTCTATTTGCGGCATTAGTTCTAAAAAAGCGATGCAGATTGCCATTGGAGCGGTGTCGGCTGTTTCTTGTATTCTTCCTCCGCATCCACCTGGAGGGATCAGCTCACAAAGAAATGGCTCATTGTTTTCGGGATTAGCTACGTCTACCTGAATATTCACATAAATAACTTCTTTCCGTAACCACTCCACCACGTCCCATGCGGCCGCTATGTTGTTGCAGTAGTCGGGAATCACGCAAACTTTCTCCCACCCGTCTTTAATGTGACCCCTACCCAACTTCTTCGCCACGGCCTCGTTGATTTCTTGGTCGGTCATATGTTGATCTCCATACAATCTTGCATCAGCATCCATTCTGTTTCAGCCATACATATTCGACAATCGCAGAAAAGCTCCCATTTGCATCTTGGCCGTACAATCATTTCGATTTCTCGGGTTGTATGGCTAGTTTGTAACGTCCTGATACTAAGATCTTTTGAGCAGAGGGCCAGCACGTCTGATGATGACCGCAATAAAGACACTGCCAAGGAAGATGTCCCTTCTCGTTCGGCCCATAGGGGCGTTCGGGGAGCGTGTCTACTGTGACGGCCTTGAGCGTCTTAATGCGGTTTTGGATGTCGGTGACGATTACCTCATCCCGACTCACAAGCATCTCTGAAAGCACCCCTGCGTCTTTATTGAGGGCAATTACGATGGCTTTCGAGAGCGACAGGGCCGACATATAGGCGTTGATCTGGTATCGGTATCCCTCATCCAAAACCCCCTGCTCGAAGTCTTTGAAGCTAAACGAGGACATAGACTTCACTTCCAAGAGGTACGAATTGCCGGAGATGGTGACAATGCCGTCGGGATGTCCGACAATGCCGTCAATGTCTACGGTGGCCTGATCGTGTCCGACCGAATCCACGATAATGCCGACCGCTTTAATGAGTCCCACCACGACGATTTCAGTCAGATCTCCCATCGCGAACACCATTTTGGCCCGGGAGTCGATCTCTTTGCCGTTTTCTTCAAAGCCCAGGGCTCGATAAGCTTGCTGTCTCAAGCATTTCCCGATAGATGAGAGCCGGAGCGTGGCTTTTGACTCTTGACGTTCTCCGAATTGCCTTCCAAAAGCCCACTTCGAGAGGTTTCCCACGTCGGCAAGGATGGCTTCGTCGATGGTCTTACCTTGACCGCCCAAGTACTCGTTAATGAGATTTACGATCACGGTTTCACCCATGCGGCGCTCGATCTTCCGGGAAGCATGGCGTGTGTATAACCTGCCTCAATGAAGTTCTTATTATCAAAGTACACAAATACGCAAATAATAAGCGTAACGGAAATTACAATGACACAAAGAGATTTTATGATTAATGAATCAAAACCATCATCCATTGGCATCCTCCACGGCTATCTTGATCGGCTTTTGCAAGAGATCATTGAGTTGTTCGACGGGTCCGAACACTTCCAGTACGACGGTTTTAACGAGATCTCCGGCCACGTCCCGTTTAATGGTGATGCGGCGGATACTTCCAGTAAGTTCAATCATGCGACCTCCAGTAAGTTTGGTTGTGAGGGTTCAAGCGTATAGAGATTTTCAGAAGGAGATTTCCCCCTGCGGTAGACGATCATAAATCCATCATGCCGCAAATCCGTCATTCTTGCCCGATACTCTGCGGCCAAATAAGTGTTTAGTATTTGTCCAAGGGTAAGTTTATTGCCATTCTTTCTAAAAAGATCAAGCATTGCTTCTTTTTGGGTCACGAATAGCCTCCCTCATTTTGGCGAAATCCGCATCTGTCATGACTTCCTCATCGTTTGGTTTTTGTTCTACGTATTTTTGAACAGGGTGCCCGAATACGGGTTTCGTCTTTCTTATTTCTTCGGCTTTCTTCATCCAGTTGGACAAATAAAGATCGTGTCTTTTGCGGTAAACCCCGTGCGTGATGAGCCAATAGTGAGCATACTGGATCTGTTCTTGGATTTTAAGCTCCGGAAACATTCTCCTCCATTCATCCACGAGAAACAGAAGTTTCTTTTTCAAGGATTCATCGGTTTCAAAACGTCTTAATCCTTTTAATAGTTCTTCAGGAGTCATGTTCTTATTTCGTTTCCTTCCATTTTTCAAGAGATTCTCCGACAGCAACAAAATGCCTTTTGCATAATTTCCAGTATGTTCCCTGCTTGATTGGCAATGCGGAGCAATACCACGGAGCGGCCTTATTCCCGGAAATAATCCACGGGACTGAGAACAATTTCGTTTTTCTGTTGGAACCAAATTCGCAATGATGGATGAGTTTAATTTTAATTCCTTTTGGGAGTTTTCTATAAGTCATTGATAACCTTGGATACCGGACGTTACTGTCTTATGCCGGTTTACTCTTTGATGTAGTCTTTCAGTCTTTAGAGGCTTACCAAGCGGCGCACTGTTGGGCGCAAGGGGCTTATTTGTCCGGTTGATGGAGGCCAAGGGAAACCCATTCTTACCATCATAGCCCTCTCTAAATCCTATGGCAGACATATGACACGTTGTCTCTTTTTGAAAGCGAAGAACGGTTGACGCTTGCAGGTATTGCTTATATCGAGGGAGAAAAGGAAGAACCTCTGTCCCACCTGCGGCCACCGGGCAAATCTTTCCGAGAAAGCCCAAAGACACAGGGGGAACAGAGGTTCCCAAAACACCGGAAAGATTGTTTAAGTGGCATTTAATTAGCATAAAAAATTGGCCCCCTAGTTTGTCAACCATTATTTTTGGCCTCGGATATCTCCACCGATCGGCCAGCTGTAGGCCAAGCGTTGCGGCTCGTCGGGTTCGCGCTTCTCGCATCCCGAAAGGAGCACCGCAAAGAGAATCAAAATAATTTTCATAGCAGAAACGCTTTTAATCCGGCGCGGCATTTTCTAAGGCGGTCCCGGCGTTTTTCGGAGAGGCACACGGGGCAATCCCCGTCGGAGTAGTACTTCATATCGTTTTCTGAGTCGCGCTCGGCTGTGTCGCACCAGTTGAAAAGGTATCGGTGTTGCCTGCAATAAAGCCTTGTGCAGTTGAGGAAATTACATTCGTCGTGATAGTTGAAGCTTGATGTTATTCGCATGATTAGACCCTTTTAAAAAACCACAGGATGAAATCCTTGAGGTAGTACCAGTATCGCCGGAGTGTCATGGCCGCAAGTTGCATAGATGTATTCCAAGCCAGACACCAAGGCCGACGATGACAAGTGCGAGCGTCCATGAGACGACGCACACGGCGACGTTAGGGCGTTGTCCGCACGACCATGGATCATTAATTTTCTCTTTCATTTTTTCCGAGTGGAGATTTTTATATTCGTTCATATCCCTTGATTCCTTTCGACGGATTCAGTGACTTTTTGGAGTCCACGGAAGGCAATCTCTTTTTCTTCTTCGTGGATGAGCCAGCATTGGGAGCAGAGAAGGCCTGTGATCTCTTCACATTCGACGGTTTCGCCGCAGGACTTACAGGGGTTTCGGTCCGGTATGGGGTTCATTGGTTTTAATCTCCGGTGCGTTAGGGTTTAACGGCACGAGGGGCCAAGTATGTCCGCATTTACGGCATATGAACTGGGAGGATTTTGTGCGGAGGTATGTGAGGGTTGAATTACAGATGGGGCAACGGTTTTTAATCATGTTTGATATCTCCATATTCTTGAATGAGTGAGACGAGGTATTGACATTGAGCGAGGGCGGACATGCGGCAGTAAGCTATTTGTGTTTCGGGATCTTTGGCGGACTTGGCGGCCATGACGAACTTACGCCATTGCTGATACCAGTGTACGGATATGACATTGAATGGATATTTCGTTTCTTCATTCATCACTTGCCCCCCGTCTCTTGAGAGAGAGTATACATATTAAGAGAGTTTAATTCACTAATCATCTTGTGTGATTCTGAGCGTAGCGTTTCCATGCTTGTGGATGATTCCTTTGAGAGGGTTTTCAAGTATTGAGTGTCTCCTAGGACGTAACCTGCGAATGTGCCGCCATAGAGAGCGAGTGCTAGTAGTATGGTCATGATTCGACCTCGATATAGATAGGGTTGAGGAATGTGGCCATTTCCTCGATCACCAGCACTTCGGACCAGTATGCTTGTAGGACTTCGGAGGGTCTAAGCTCGGGAATGTTCATAATTGCCCTGCTGTTTTGAAACTGTAGGAGCCTGACTCAGCGATAATGACATGATCCATTACGTCGATACCGAGGATATGGCCGCACTCTTTGACGCGCTTAGTGAGCCGGATATCCTCTTCGGACGGTGACGGGTCGCCGGAGGGGTGATTATGGACAAGGATGATTCCCGCGCACGTTGCCAGAATCGCGCCCTTAAAGATTTCGCGTGGGTGAGCGATGGAAGCGGTAAGACTTCCCTGCGATATCATTTCCCAGCCTATAAGCCCATTGCGGACGTTGACGTAATAGACTCTTAGCTGTTCACGGTCTAAGAGGCGCATATCCTGCGCGGCTGTTATGATGTCCTGCGAGCTATTGATACGTTTTGATCCGTCGATCATTTGGGAAGAGTCTTTAACGAGTGAAACACGGAAGTTATTTAGACGGTACATGATTTATTTCCCTCCGAGATTCAGGGAGCGAATGTACTCCCTGTGATTAGATGCTTCGTGATGGATCCCGATTTTAAACCCTGCGCCCAAGCCTATATAGAGGGCCAGTAGCGCTGATAGTCCTGCGATTGTTATAGTTTTCATGGCTACACCCCCTTTTCCGTTTTGGCGATAGACCGCAACATGGCGTTGTTTTTGTCTATCTGCCAAGTTAGTTCTTTGTCTAATGTCGGATTCTGGCCTTGCATTGAATCTCTAATCCCCTCTAAAAGCTCCGTAGCTAAAACAACTGCCTCACATAATTCCTCATGGCTATTGACTGCGCGGACGATGTAGGCTCTTAATGGGTCGTCACTAGATTCAAGCGCGACCATAATTGTATGGTCGTTCACATCTCCATCATGCGTCAACCCAAGCAGTATTTCTCTCATTTTTCCAGTCGTCGGCGTATGGGCGTGGGGTTGTGGCTTCATTCGGATTGCCCAGCATCCGTCACAATAAAGGGCCTCTTCGTTTAGTTTGGTTGATCCGCAGTCCTTGCAAGGTTCCATTGTTTTTCGCGTTTTCATTGTTAGGCCACCTCATAGATATAGCTTCCGGCTTTGGCAATCTTTACCACCTGATTTTTTCCATTACGGTAGATATAGCAGGAGTACAAATTTCCCTCACGGTCGGAAATGTCCATCCATTCCATAAAGTAGATAGTCATGTTAGGCCACCTCTTGAAAAAGTCCACGGGAAATCGTAACGGGCACAACGTCATAGTCTGTAATGGGTTGTCCCATTAGCTGATGAGTAGCAACATAGCGCAATTTAACTAATTCATTTTTTGAGTTATAGGTTTTGAGTATATCGATGACGGTCCATGTTTTGTGTCGTGATTCATACTTTGTTCCGATTTCGTAAGTTTTCATTTTAGATTCCCCCATTCATTTTTTTTGCTTCGCGCTCTACGGTTGTCATATCCTGCGCTCCAATAACATCCCATTCAATAATTTTATAGTCCAGTATTCCTTTACGATGGTTTTCTGAGACTCCGCGTAGCCATCTCATACAACCTGCTTTGTCGGGGAATTGCAGATCGCTTTTGTGCTCAATTCCAATAAGATTCCCTTTTGTAAACAGTTTTGTGAAGGTAATGGTTTTCATTTTAGTCTCCTCCATTTCGTAGTCGTAGTTTGTTACTTCCATGAGGAAAGTATAACAAGAGAGAGAGTATATATCAATAGGTCAATAGGCCCTATTACGTGTTATTTGGAGAGAAAGGTACTAAGGGCCCATGAATAGCGTATAGTGAACGGTAGACGGTCTAGGATTCGTTCGGGGTTGGCGATGGTAGTTTGGTATCAAAACAAAATAATGGTGGCCTTAAACCGAATTGTAGTTGACAAGATTAAAAACGAGGTGTAGACTAGGACGTAGGATGTTGAATCAATCAGGCGATTACGCGCCCTCAGACAACGGAGCTGGTCAGAGAGTCTATAGAACGGTATGGCCGCATAGATGAACTCCGCAGATGCAAATCGTAATTAGAAGGACATGAAATATCTTTCTTTCTTAGGAAACCTACGGAAGGTGTTCTTTCTTTCTGCTCCCATCCAATGAATTCCCTCCCTTGCTCCCATAAATGGTCTCTAATTAAAAAACTCCATA